TAACAGTTTCTCGTGAGAAGTAAATATAATATTCGTTATCCTCTTGTTTTCTATATATAGGCTTATTAGGTGTCAGAAGTGCGCCCACCAATATTTTTTTGTCTTTATCTACTTCTGCAAATTTCACTTCTTGAGATTTTAACGCAATAAAATCCTCTTCAATTGCAGGATTCTCAACAATGCTAATAGCATCTACACCCACATTGTCTCCATCATCTAAAATTAACTCTACTATTTTCATCCTATACTTGCTTCTTCTGTTATGTTTCTATCTAATTCTTGTTGGTTTGATATTTCATTTGAAACCACAAACGCTTTAACTGGTTTCTGTTCCTGTTCACCAATCACTTCTGCTAATTGATTCTCTGGTGATGCTCCTACAACATTAAATGCAGGGGCTTGTGCGCCACCTGAAGATCCGCCACCACCACCCAAACTAGGTGAGGGATTTTCCATATCTTGTTGCGCTATTTTTGCGACATTTACCGCAGCAAAACCTGCTGCCAACCCAGCTTGAATAAATGGATATGCAGGGAAAACTGTTGTAATTGGAGATGCTGCAGCTGTTTTATACGCTGATATTGTTGCAGTCACACCTTCAACTGTTGCTTGACCTAATGCTGCTGCTTTTGCAATTTTACTTCCTTTCTTTGCTATTTGACCTATTAAGGCAAAACTTTGTGCAGCAATTTGCAATTTTGCCATTTGCACATCCTCAGCTAATTTTGTTTCAAATTCAGATATCGCTTTATCATCTTCTTTCTTTTGAATATAAAATTCTGCTTGTAATGTTGCTATTTGATTTTGAGCATCTTGAAACTGTTGTGTATCTTGTTTATAAAGTGCTGCTTTATCTTGTAGAAGTTTTAATTCACTATTAAATATTTCTTCATTTACTTGTTTAATTTTTTGTAATCTTTTTCCTTCATTTTCAATTTGCTCTGCATCAAATAATGCTTTTTGTGCAAACGTTTCTGCTTGATTTTCTCTTTTGCTAAATTCTAGATCAATACGTTCTTGTTGTAAAGCAGCCTCATTTGTTTGTTGTTCTGCTTCAAATCCTCGCACAGTTGCTTTTACATCAGCTAAATCTTTTTCTGCTAATATTAATTTTTCCTTAGCTTCAATGCTATTTTGATCTAATAAGAGTTCTTGCTTTGCTGCATCAATAGACATCTGAGCATTTTTTAGCATTTCAACCTCTTGCTTTTTTAGGATTTCACCCAATGCATCATTTGCTGCAATTCTTTCATTTATTGAAAGTCTTACATCGTCTCTTATTTTTCTTTGTACTTCTGCTTCTTCATCAAACTGTTGCAATAATTTTTCATTGGTTGCTTGTGCTAATATTCTTTGATTGTTCAGATCAACTGTTGCTTTTGATTGCTCAATGATTGACTTCGTATAATTTGCAGTTGTTACAACAACTTTTTCAAATGAATTATCAACGCCTGTGTAAACATCAACCAATTCTTTTCCTGCATTTTTTGCAGATTCAAATGCTCCCTCAAAATCACCTTTAAAAACTTTTGAAAGTGATTCACCTAAAAAACCCACAACTTTGACTGCGCTTTGAACTCTTTCAACTAAATTATCCTTGATTGCCACACCTAAATCCTTGATTGATTGTACAGGATCATCAAAAACACTTTTGAAATATTCTACAACAGTTCCAACATTGCTATCAAGAAATTTAAAAAGATCACTAAAAGCAATTCTCAAAGTACCTACAACTGTTCTAAATCCGTCAACTACTTTTTGATTGCCACTAAAAACTTCCTGAAGCTGTGCAAAAGCCGCAATCAATAAACCGATGCCCACCCTTTTGAGTGCAGTGCCAATTTTATTTAAACCCTTAGCTGTTTTAGAAGCTGATTTTTCAACTTTATCAAAACCTTTTTTTATAGCTTCATTGCCATCAGCAACTTCTTTATTTAGTCTTGATATTTCCTTTTTGAGATCATCTATTTCTCTAACAGCCTTGTTGGTTTTTGCTAATATTTCTATTGTGCGTCTTTCCATAATTTTCTGCTAAGCAATTTTTTTGTTTCTTTTATTGAATCAGGAAATTTATTTTTACCCAAAGCTATACTTATATAACGCCCTGATTGTTTATTTTTTTTTGCTACTTCAAGCAAGTCCAAAATTACGTTTATCATAATGTTGTTATTTGTTCTGTTTCACTTATCACATCTGCTGTTTTAAAATTAATTGAAGTGTTTGTTCTTGCATAGAACCTAAAGAAGTATGTTACACCTGAAGATGCACTATTCTCTTTATAGGATACAAATAAAGGTACAGTAGGTCTTTTTCCATTTGTTTCTGTTTCATAATTTATTTTTGTTACTCCACTTACCCCTGCAATCGTATCAATATCAACGCCATCTAATTTGCTTGACGTTGTGCTTATAAGGAATCCATAAGCATCTAAATTATCTGCTGTACCTATTTTACCAAGTGTTAAAACTTCATATCCAATTTGATATGTGGATGATGTCACCGATCTTACAAGTGCATCAGCGGTGTTTGTTGTATCATCTACCCTTATTTTAGTGGAATCTATTGTTACAAAAGGATCATTTAAAGTAGGTGCGGTTACTTCTACAGGATCACCTGTTCCACCATCTGTTCTATCAGGCTCGTTGTTTTCTGCATCTGTTCCTTCATTTGTGTGAACTACATCAACCCTACCATCACTCGCAGCAACTCCTGCACAATCTACTGTTATACTTATATTGTCTGCTTTCACAGATGTGCTATCTGCTTGAGCGCAACTACCTTCAATTACAATTTGTTTCTCATCAAAATTCAACTCACCACCAACAACTTCACCAACAATATTTTGCGTGTTTATAAGTTCTAGCTGGGTTGACAATTCGCCGAAGTTTGTTGTTAGATTATTTATTTTATATAATTTATCTGTAATAAGGATTTTATCATTCAACTTAATATTCAATAAAATACGTAAAGGCAAAAAGGCTTTCGTTTTCGTTATCCTTCTTTGTGGATCAAATATTTCAGTTATATAATTTTTATAGAACTGCTCAAATAAAGTGTTTTTGAAAACTTTAGCATTAAACTCGTTTCTTTCTGCATTGTAATTCAAATTTGCAGAATCAGTAACAGCAGAACCGAACTCCCTAGAATTACTTGGCATATAAACACTAGTGCCTGCAGCTAAGGTTGTTGCACTACTATCAAAGTTTATTAACTTCATCTCTTCTGTTATTGGGCTTTTAACAGCATAAAAAAGTAAAGGCTTCCCAACAAATGCAGATTGACTATCGTCTACAGACCATCCAATCTGAATCCCTGTATCACTATCGTCATTTATATCAATAAGTTTTTCAAATTTCATATGCTCAAAAGGAACCACAACAGTATAATCATCACCAAATTTATTAGCATAATTATCATTTTCTCCTGCTGTACTTAACGCACCCCAATCTTTTTTTGCTATGTCTTTATGGTATTTTGCAAGGAACGTATCTGTGCCTTCGTATTTAAATTCTATTTTTCTATAAGGAATTACAGAATCTATCTGTACGGTGTCCTTATCAATAAACTCTGTAACATCAAATACTTTTGTACTTGAATTAAAAAAATTATCTAACGTTTGAACTTTTATTGTTCCGTCTGCATCTTGAAATGCTGTTAGGTTAAACATTTTAAACAGTCCTGTAAGAAAATCTAATATTGTTATATCAGGCATACCTAATGCAGCAATCACTTTTCGATCTGTGCCAGTTGTTAATGTTGATGAAAATTCGAACGCTCTTTTTTTACCCGCAAATCTTCTTCTTCTTTTTGCTAATATTATTAGTTCAAATTGCACAGCTACTGATGTACTTATTGCAAAAGAGTAAACGCCATCTGGCAAAACAGTCTCTTCTATGACAGCCCTTCCATCATTTTGTGTAAGAGTTTCTTTTAAAAATTCTTCACCATCTTTAAAAATAACGAAATCAAAGGATTGGCTCGTTGTTGTTTCAATGGTGATTCTTGCTTTCCTTTGCCTTTGCGCAAGGATATCATTAAATAATTCTTCTTGTCTAGGATGTGGAACAATTGCATTTCCACCATCTAATGCTAAAACAGAATGTTTTATATCTGTTTTTGTATCCCCTGCCCCATCGTCTGCAGTTTTATTGCCTGTCCAAGCAAAGTTTTGAAAAAATTCCAATCTTGGTTCGTCCTCAAACAAATTCCCTGTTTTGTTATTTAACCACAAGTATAGATCATAATAAGGCAGATTTGTCTGCGAAAAGAAATCATTTGAGAATCTTATTTTACGTCCTGTGATTGTGAATGATTTTTCAATAGCTTTTATAATAGAATGAACCCTAATAGCAGGTTTTAATTCTGTAACATCTAAACCCCCATTGGTTACATTTGCAAGATTTGCGAAAGCACTTTGTGCTGCATATCCTGTTGCAGAATTATATATCATCCTTTTTGTATGCGATATCAAAGGAAATACAATTGCATCTTCTATATCTATTGATTCTGATCCTGTTGTTGGTGGTATGCTTTTAGGTATAGATAATTCCTCATCTTTACCATCTTGCAAAAAAGCAACAACATTTGCAGACGTATAATCAAAACTGAATTTCTCTGTAAGAAGGGCAAGGCTAGATAACTTTTCTTTTTTAAATATGTTTTTTAAAACTAATCCATTTCCAAAAAAAGTTAGTCTATATGTGAATGCTTTATTATCTTTTGTCGTTGCTCCTTCTAATTTTATAAACCCTGTTTTATAAAGTTCATAATTCAAAAACAATTTTGCACTTACTCTTCTCTTTGCATCAAATCCTGCAATAAAATAGTTATGGAAATGCAGAAATATTTTATTATTTCTTTTTGATGCAGGTACGCTAAAAGTTCTGCTGAAGTCCGAGAACAATTTATTTATATCTCTTATATCTTGCAGGGACTGTTTATAGGTTACAGATTCATTGTCATACAATTCAACCTCATCAAACGAATCTCCATCAGTATTTAATACAAAAAGCTGTAAGTTTATCATCTGACATTATTGATCTTGTTAAATGCAAATTCAAAATCTATCGTATAATTTATCAGCTTGTCATTAAGACTTGTTTTAAGTGTAAGATTTTTTGACTTAGGAATTACAGGCAATGTATTGTTTTCAAACCTTATAAAAACATTCTCGCTCAAAAAGAGTTCTTCAACTGCTGAATTAAATTCCTCATCAACAAACCCTGTGTTAAGCGTTAAAGTAGATATTGCATTTGTATTATATCTGCCCCTTTGACCTCTATAAATATCATAAGTTACACCTGCATTTTCAAAAATATTTCTTTTGAATGCTTCATCCGTTACGCTAAAACTTTCTGTTGTTTTTTTGAAAAAATATATATCTTGGAAAGCGCCGTATTTGTTTGTAAAAGTTACTTTTAAAGGCGTGTATTTCGGTTCGCATACATTTGTAATTGTAATAGTTTTTCTGACCGTTGTATCATCCGTATCAAATACTTGAATAGTAGAAGAATTTGCAGGAATTGTTATGTACTGTATTTTTTGATTTGTATTACCGCTATCAGTTATTTCTGTTGTTGCGGAATCAATCACCACTTTACCAACACCCTCTGCAAATATTGGTATTTTACCTGCAGTATTTTCTGGTAAATAAATTTTATTAGTTGTTATAAGAGCATTTGTAGAAAGTGCAGGATTGACACCATCCTCAAAGAAACCATATCCATCGAGTGCTATAAATGTGCTTGTGCTAGGTGATCCGTATGTAAATTCTACACCATCCTCATCAAAAAAAGATGCACTTGTAAAAACCCATACCGCATAGCTTACATAATCGTCATTGAATTCAATATCTAAATAGTCCCTTACAAGTTCTGCTATCTCAAAATTAATTTTTGTTTGTCCTGTGATAAGTTGCTTTGTGAGACTATACCGCAGATTATCCGAAGAATTAGAATCCGAAGTTCCTGTGTATATATGTATTTGTAAATCTATTCTATCAAATGCCATTAGCTTATCCTTCTAATTTGTCTACTGTTCCAATCTTTTGCATATACTGCTTTTATTGTAAAAGCCGATCCAAATACTATATAATATTCAAGTGCTGTTGAATCACTATACCCTCTTGTTTTATTTATAAAGACAAACTCGTTATTTCCCCCATCATAAATTCCGCCTACGTGATTGCACAGAATTTCTCCACCTAGTTGCGAGTATTCAGATACTTCCGATTTCACTTCCCAAGTTACCACACTACCTTGTTTAGTATTAAATGACTCAGGAGGATCGGCAGCAAAACCTTGGTCAGTTCTAAAAGCCCCTACATAAAAAGTGTTTAATTTATTTGCACAAGGATTTACTATAACATCTCCTGCAGGTTGTTTTAGATTGACAGCACAAGATAATTCCGATCCCGAATTGGAAAACCCTGTTGGAACTGTAACTTTGAAATTTACTGTTCTTGTTGTTCTTGATCCTACGACTGCAAATTTTGTAGGCGTAAAGCTATTAATTGTTAAAAAGAAATTAGCATCGTCCCTGCCTTGTGGTGCACCGTGAAATTTAGCAACCCCTGCCGTTACCTCACCTGTTATTAAAATTGCTTGTTCATCAAAATCAATATCACCACATACAAAAGCCCTTGTCGCTGTGCCATCTTGAGTATATGCAACGCTACATTCTATTGTTGCACCTGTATTTGTAAAACCATCTGGCGCTGTTACATCATAAAATAATGTCTTGCTTATAGAACTACTTGATGAATTTGCAGCAACGCTTGTTACGCTACCGCCACCAGATGTTTCTTTTGTTGCTGTTATTGTGCCTAATGCTAAAGGCTGTGTAAGTGTACCATCTTGTGCAATAGCACCACCTTGCAAATTAGCTGCTGTACAATCAAAAGCTGTACTTGCAGAAACAACAACAGGAACTGTTAGTATTGCTAAACACCCACTTGGCAAATCGCTTCTTTCTATTATTACATTATACGACCCTGCTTTGTTTTTTGCTGTTATTGTAAGTTGTTTATTTTCCCTATCTAAAGCAATATGCAAAGCCCCTTGTGTATAATTAAACGCAACATCTAAAAAACTAGATGTAGTACCATTAAAATTTGAATTATAGCTTACAGTTGATGAAGCATTGAGAGCCAAATTTTGTGTTGAAATACTTCCTGTTGTTCCTACAATACTTGAACAACTTGCAGGTTTAGCTACTTGTGTCGCTGTTGATGGACATTGTATTGTACTTCCTGTATTAGAAAAACCCTCAGGAACTAATATATTGAATGAAACTGTGCGTGATGTATCCGATGAAACTTCACCAAATTTATCATTTGCAAAATCTGCTGCTGTAGATGTAAAACCAGTTATTTCTCCAAAATCTGTTATCGGTAAAGTTATTGCGCCAGTATTATCAACTGCGAAATTCTGCAAGTTTGCGTGTGCGCAGGTAAATGCAGGAGACGGTTTTGTAGGCTCCGTGAAGCTAATATAATAAGGCGATCTTACATTTATTTTTGTACTCATAATAATTCGAATATATCTTCTCCTAAACCACTTGAAAGATCATCAGGGAATCTTTTAAAGGCTGCTTCAAATGGTCTTGTAAAAAATAAACTAGGTTTCAAACCTTTTTCTTTTATACTCTTTGCAATTATAAAACCTAATGCTTGATAACTTCCTTTTTTGAATTTACCTTTTTTGTCTCTTAGCAGCCTTTTTTGAAACGCCCAATCTGCAATTGCTTTTGTTGGTGGTTGTTTTGATTTATAACTAAAAGGTGTATCGTATTTCTTTTTTGTTCCACTTACACCCTTGTCTTGATACATACCGTAATCTTCCATCTCAAAAGACAGTCTTAATCCTGCGGGATCATCATCTATAAAATATTGAATACTTCTATATAATTGCCCTTTTGATGAGGTTGTGCCTTTTTGATTTTTACCCAAATTTTTTGTAAGTCTTGATCTTGATTGTTGCACAACATATTTGCCAAATTTTTCAAGTTCCTCTCTTAATCTTTTCAATTCCATTAGCAAATATCTATATCATTTTTAACCACTACATCAAAAGTTGCTGCCCATCCTGTAACCATATTTTCAAACCTGTCAACAAAAGGCTCACAAGAAGCATCACCCTGCAATTGGTAATTATCACTATATAGGCTTCCCCTTGATATAACGCCCAAAAGTTTATTTATTACAGCAAGTTGAGTGTTTAATATATCTTGTTCATTGTTGTTTTCTAAAAATACATCTGTTGTTTCTAATTTGCTTTGATCCACAACATCCATAGCCAAGACAGTTACATTCATCAACCATACATTACCTTGATAAGTTGCATTGTTTATTATAATGTGAGATAAAGGGAATATAGTTTGCTTGTTTAAATCTACTTCTGTTATATCTCCTAACGTGACAGTATTTACAAATTCATCTGCAATCAATTGGTCTTTTAATGTATCTGTAATTAAATAGTATGCTCTTGAACCTCGATTGCTCATTTGAATTTTCTTTTTATTTTATCAGCTTCTATATCGTTTTTTTCTTTCAAAAAACATAACCACAATAAACATTCGTGCATATTCAATTCGGTAATATTTTTGACTTTTGTAATATCTCCCTGAGTGAGTCCAAAGATGCTTTGAAACCATCCCCACTTTTTAGCAAAACCTGCTTCTCTTCCAAGCTCAAGTCCTTGTCCTGAATCGAAGAGTTCAGGGTAATTTGCATCAACTCCATTCCTAAATTTAGAAAAAAAAATTGCGCACCTAGAACAACATCGATGGGCATATCTAAATAAACGTTTGAATTTTTTATGCCATCATAATCTTCAATTGAGTAAAGATCATTTTTTTCTGTGATTATAGGTCTGTATAAAACTGCCATAGCTTTATGTATTGTTTCCCAAGATTTAAAATTATCGTTGATATCTATATATTCGCCAAAACTCATCTCATCAAGCAGAGGTATAAAACCATACTTTTTGCCATAGAGGGAAAATTTGTTCTTGAAATCTGCTTTTTCATTTAATAATGCTTGAACGTGATCAAAAATTTCTTTTACATCTTTGTATGCAATCAATGCCACAGATTTTAAGTCTATACCGCAAATTATTTCAACCACCTTCTGCATTAGAAATTCATTTGTGCCATTTTTTTCTTCAATCGAAACAATATCCGTAAACTGTTTCAATGTTATTTCTGACATTTTAGTTGGTACTAATACATCTAGCTTCATAATATAATAACGTTTATCTATGCTAATTTAAAAAAAAAGAGGAACATTTCTGTTCCCCTTACTAATCACTAAAAACCAAATGAAAAAATTATGATTTATACCTAAATCCTTTCAAATATAATAATTTTTATTGAACTTTATCTTCTGAATGCTCTTCAACAATATGCAAAGCTATTTCATAATAATTTATTTTACTTGCAAAATGATAACATATAGAAGATAAAACAGGATCATCTACTTTTTCATCTATAAAGTTTACAAAATCCATTTCAAGCCTATCACAGATTTTATGTTCTTTGCTTTGTGAATCTTCTTCAAAATCTAAAACTTCAATATACATTTCATAATTCTTACTAAAGAATTCAAGATTCACCTTCCAAGTTTCATAATTTGTCCATCCATTAAAATTTTTTTCCATTTTTAATTGTTTTAATTAATTATTTCGTTAAAGAACTTAATCTTTATATTAATATAATAAAAAAAAATAACTTATCAAAATATTTTAATAACTTTTATTTCTAGGATATTGCGTATTTTCCGAAATTTGGTCTGCTCAACATTGAATAAGCAGCATATCGAATTGCATCTGCAGTATGGTTTGCCCTATCTTCTGGAACGTTTAATGTTCTTCCTGATCTATCTTGTTTCCATCTATAATTTCTAAATTCATTTATCACATTGTTAGAATCAGAAGTCACGTGCAACTTATATCTTTTCAAAAGATCAATCCCTGCGTTTATACTATCCTTACCTTTTATGCTTCCTTTTATATTCCATCCCATCCTTCGTAGTTCTTCATTCAATCTCGGCTCTGCTGAATCTCCAAAAATAGGCTCTCTATATACCCCCATATTCTGTAGCTTTTTATGAATATCAATTGTGGTCATCATTGTTTGATAAACAAACTCTTTAATATATAGCATATAATCTTTGATCCATACGCCCACAATTGCTGTGGGATCGTTTGTAAATCCATAATCAACACCATAAGAAAGAAATTTAGCATCATCAGGAATATTTTGAACCTCAACATATTTAAAAATAGTTGTTTTAGAAATACCCCTTTCGCCCAATCCGTAAATCTGCCAATAACCTTCATCTGTTTCTTTGAGCCTTTCTATTTCTTTTTTGATCGTATCCTCTACAAATGGATTATCCTTGTAATTTGTTTGAAAAAAATCTGCATCCTCTCTAGGAATTACTTTATCATATATCCAATGGTACTCCTCAGATGGGTTATAGTCCAATATTATTCTTCCCTGTGTTCTAAAGATGAGTTGCTGCCAATCCTCCCAATAAAGTTCATTTGCTTCATTTATAAATAACAAATCACGCTTCCTGCCCCTTACTTTTTGTGGTTGATCTAAAGATATAAATTCAATAAGATTACCTTTCAATTTATACTCTGAAGAAGATTTATTATGATTTTCTTCTTGATAGATATTATGATCTCTAAGGATTGTTATAAAATCCCTCATCGCTGAGGTTCTAAGTGAGGGATAAGTTTTTCTGCATATCGTGACCACCTTGCCTGTATGTTCAGCGCAATAATAAAATATGATCCACAATAATATGTTATAAGTTTTGCCTGACCTTGTACCGCCCTGCTCTATTATAATTTTTTTTTTGGAATAGATTAAATGTTTACATACAACATTTGTATCAATCCTCATTATTTTCAATAATATTCAATTCAATTTTATTAGGATAACCTTCAGCACCTGTTATCTCTTGCCTTTCTACATATCCTCTCAACTTACCTTTGGTTTTAAGATAGAATATAGTAGCTGCAGTATTTCCATTCCTAATTTGCTTATGCAATTGTGATTCTGCAAAATCCAAAGCAATGTTTTGAACATCATCAACCCTTTTTTTAAAATCTGAATCTTTCAACCATTCATAAAATTGCGTTCTACCTATCCCAACTTGTTTACAAGCTGTAGTGACCACACCTAAAGATTTTTCTAATGCCTCTAAAATTGCTTTTTTATGCTGTTCGGTTTTGTTCATATTTATATAACGTAATTTTTACAATTAAAAAACTATAAGATTTTTAAAATATTTTTTGCAACCTCTTTCACTACATCAACAGTCACAGCATTACCACACATTTTGTATCTCTGTGAGTCTGATATAGGCCCATTAACTCCTTTTTGTGTCCAATTATCAGGAAACCCTTGGAGCCTTTCACATTCAACTGGTGTTAGTCTTCTAATTTTATTAACTATAATATCTTCACCACATTTTAAATGAAGAGTTGGAGATTCCCCATTAAATCTCTCTCTGTATCCTTCATCAAATCTAAAGTCCCCTATGACTGCTTTGACTTGTGCATTGAGTTTACTTTCAATAACATACGATCCCTGGCCATCCCTTCTTCTTGCTGCAATGGTATTTGTACATTGTCTTTGTAACTCATTAATCTTTGTGTTGCTTTCTCCGATAGGAAATACTTGTCTTCTACTTTTTCCTCTAAGATATCCGACAAGGTAGATTCTCTCTCTGTTTTGGGGTAAAAACCAGTTTGAATTAAGCAGTTGCCATTCAAGTCGATAACCCCCAATGTTGGTAAAGGCTTGGATAATTGCCCAAAAGTCTTCGCCAACGTTTGAGGAGAAAGTTCCTTTAACATTTTCCCATATAAAAAAACTTGGTCTGCATTCGCAGATGAGTCGAATTGCTTCACTAATAAGGGAGCTTTTACTTCCTTGCAAACCTTTACGTTTTCCAGCCACACTAAAATCTTGGCAAGGACTTCCAAAAGTGATGGCATCAATTTTTGGTAATCTTTTTTGTTGAACATCTGTAACTGATCCGACATAGTTTGAATTTTTAAAGTTGTATTTATAAACGTCTATTGCATTTTTATCTATCTCTGAAAAGTGAGAGCTTATTTGAAAACCTGACCTTTCTAGACCCAAATGAAAACCCCCTATACCGCTGAATAAATCCAACAAATTTAATTTCATTTTTGATTGTTTGTAAGTTTAAATTTCAATTCTAATCCGCAAGTATCACACAAAATAGTCTCATCAGTTTTTTTTTGTTCTTTTGGCTCATCAAACATAGGGGGCAAGTCTAAACCCCAATCATTAAGGCCATCTACATTCCATTCATTAGCTAATATATCCCAATCCCATTCACCGAAACTTATATTGTCTTTTATAATAAACTCTTTTTTCTGATCCTCTGTCCATCCCTCAGCAATATTTATATACACTTCAGATAAACCCGCTTCAATACACGCTTTTAATCGCATATTTCCACCTAGAACAATCATATCTTCATCAACAACAATAGGTCTTTTTTCAAGCATTTCTGGAAACTCCTTAATTGATTGAACAAGTTTTTTAAACTTATAATCTTTTATTACTCTAGGATTATTAGTATTTGCTTTTATTTTATTTATCTCTATCTTCATTCTTGTCTGCGTTATTATAATAACGATTTACCAACAATTCTACTTTTTCTAACTCTTCAAATTTTAAACCTTGCATTTTATTAAAGATAAATGTTTTATAAATACCTAAATCTTTTTCTTTTTTGCATAAATTTTTAAACAAATCTAATAGACTAGGCTCGTATTTCACATAAATTTCAAACATTTTTAAGCTGTGCCACACAGTTGCGTGATCATATCCATCATAACCATTATCAACGTAAAGCCTTGATATCCTAGATAAACCCCAATTGTGACTTGTTTTTAAAGCATAATTCAAAACACTTCTTTTGTAAACATATTCTCTAAATCTTGATTTATGAAACACATTTATACCTGTTAGAATTTCTATGGTTTCTGCATATCTCTTCGCTCCTGTTTCATTGAGATACTTTTGATCTTTTACTTTTTCATCTATCATAATATTTCTTTTTTGCGGTCAAGGTTTCTTGATGCGTCATTTGCGTTAAAGTATTTTCAATATCTTTTTTACTTTTACCCCAAAATATATTTTTATAAACATCCACAGCAGCATCAAACTTTTCTTTCCCTTGTTCTAAAAATGATTTATCAACAGGAAAAAACCCAATATCTAAACTATTTTTTGATATCACAATAAATTCAAAGCCACTTGAATCAACACCTAATAATTTAGAATAAACATAACATTGCACATCGTACCCAAAACTATCTGCTGTATATTTAAAATCTGACATTTCTTTTGTTGTTGTCTTCAAATCTATGATTTTATTCTCTGAGGTAATAATATCACATTTACCCCTGAAAGGTAAATTGCTAATATATCCTGCTAAAGGCTGCTCAAATTTAGCATCTTTTATTGCACTCATTGCTCTGTCGTTTTTTTTGAAAGCATTTACTAGAACTTCATTGAATTGTTTTTCTGAGTCTGTATAAAGAACATCATCAATCTCTTGTTCTTGTTTTTTAAATCCTGCAGCACCCCTAGATTTCAAATTGCTAAAATGCAACTTTTCATATTTATCAGGCTCTAGTATAGCATTATGAAATAAAGTTCCTGCCCTTAACGCAGCTTCATTATCTTTTTTCAATCCTCCATAATACCACAAACGTGGGCTTTTAGGTGGGACTAAATCTTTGATCGATGATGCACTAAGCGCAACAAATCTATCTATTTTATTATAATAGAAATCATCATCTTTTAATTTTTCTAATAGAACATCTTTTAAATATATGTCACCATTAAACATTTTAATTTCCTCCATAAAAATCAATAGGTTTTTGAATATGTTTATAACTGTAATTTCTTGTATTATATTTATTTAGTTCATTTATTTTTTCTTGATTTATAATATAAATAATTATTTTTTTTTGACTCTTCTTCTATATCTTTAAAATTAAATCCAATTAATGCTGTACCATCTCCATTATATCTTTCTTTATTATAAGTATTTTTTTTATATAAGTTTCTTATAGTTTTAACATCACATATATATATTTTTTCTAAATTGTTTTCATCTTCTGTCATATAAGCATAAAAATAAAACTGCCCTTTACCATCTATTATTTTATGTAATTCAGTTTTATATCCCTTATTTTTTGACCTTATTGTTAAATCATTCCATAATTTATATTTGTTTTCTCTTATTCTTACAGAAAGTTTCACATTCATTTCAAATATAAGATCAAAAGAAAATTTTGTGTCCTCTTCTGTGTTAGATAATTTTACAACAGAAAGTTCATTTAAAAAATTTGGTATTGCTTTATTAAAATGTTCTTTTATTTTATTTTTAAATTTAATTTCAAGATGTCTGTATTCATTCATTTATATAATTATTTGCAATTAAAAACATTTCTTCATCTAATTCTATGCCTAAACTTTTTAAACCATATTCATTACAGGCTTTTATTGTGCTGCCTGAACCCATAAAAGGATCAACAACAAAATCATTTTTTAAAGCACTTACTTCTAATATTTCTTTTATAAGTTCTATTGGTTTTTGTGTTGGATGTATCAATTTGCTGCTATGTACTTTAGGAACTAATATAACGTTGCCTTTTCTGTAGTTTATCTTTTTTTTCCCTTTAGTACAGTAAATAATTAATTCAGTTTGATTTCCCCAATCATTTTCTAAATCCCCTGATCCTTTATTTCCTTTGTTCCAAACTATTGGAGTTTTAATTGTAAAGTATTTACTAATTATAGATTCAAAAGAACTAAATACAGACCAACTGCAAAAAAAATATAAATGTGAATTTTCTGATGTTTTATCTAATAATATTTTACAAGTTTCATCTAATAAAAATAATGCGTCTTTTTTATTGTCATTTAATAAACCTTTGCTTGTAATTGAATTTTTAAATTCACTTCTATTGCTTTTATAATCTATGCCATAAGGAGGGTCAGTTAAAACGATATCAATACAATTATCTGGAAGTGTTTTAAGTATTTCTAAACTATTTCCATTTTTTATTTTATCTGATATATTAATTGTTTTTATTACTTCACCTTGTTTTTTTCTTTTTTCAAGTTTATCATAATGTTTAGCAACTTTTAACATTCTAATTGTAGTAAGTTCTATTCTCTTATTTGTTTCTTCTTTTGCTATTGCTATTTCTTGTTCAAATTCCTTTGGATAGTTTTCTGCAAACCAATTTATTTTTTGAAATGCTGAAGATCCATTTCTACTTATCCCAAATTGATTTAATCCAATTGTACTTGCTTGTGACAATTGAGGATTACCAACTTTTACTTCTTCTTTCAATAAACCACCTAATATTTTTTGTGTTCTTAACTTTTGTTCTGCTATTATGTTTTGTAATTCAGCATCTTTCTTTTCTGCTCTTGCCCAAACCTCAATCGCTTTAACTTTGTTTAGATATTCAACTCCTGATTCTATTGTTTTGATTTCTGCTAGTTGTTGTTTTGCGTTATCTCTTAACTCTAAAGCATTCATAATTGTTCTAATTTATTTTTTAAATTTTCGGTCAAATCATCAAGGCTTTTTTTAGGTTTCTCCTCTAATTTTTCAGCCCTTCTTGCTCTTTCAATTGCTCTTAATTTATCTGATCTATATTCATTTATAGCTTGATGATAAAATTGTCTATCAAGATGATAAGAAGAAACAATGCCAAATATATTTACTAAACATTTTGTTATTTCCTTATACATTTCATTTTGAGGATTCTCTTTAACAAGTTTATTAAAAGCAGTCAAAACATACGCAAGATCAGCATCAATAGTTGCAGTTTTTACTGCATCAATTTTTTCATAAAAAAGATATTTGTCGCTCATCTTGTTTATTGTTTTAAATTATATTCAAATATAATAAGATATTTTAAATTAAAAAAATCTAATAAATATTTACCTCTGCTGCTTGATTTTCTTCTAACATATACACTTCTTTATTTTCCTTTTTTTTTGACCATAACGTGCTTGAAGGACATCTCACATTTTTAACTTCTGGCATTTCTAAGTTATCAAGCCAAAACATATAATTCCCTTTTGGATCAGCAACAAAATACAAATGCACCTCAACATCCATTTCCATCAACCTATCATACTTGTATTTTTCAAGCATTTTAGTTTCATAATATTTTGCTCTGAATTTCATTTCCATCGCACAAGTAAATCCTTTTGGTGTTTTACCCACAGCATCGCAATGATTATATCCATCACCCTTCCACTCAAGTTCCCAATCATTAAAAACATTAAGAATTAAAATAGTTGCTTCTTCAAGCCTATGAATTTGATTGATACCCTTGTTCATATAGATCATTTAGCTGTGCTATCCATTGCTGCCAAGTTTTGCCTGAGCAGCTACAAGGTTTAAAAAATGAATGTTTAAAATATTTAGAGTGCAAATACGCTATTATTTGCTGTGCATCTGCATCAAGTTTTTTCTTTCTTCTCAACTCGGTGAAGTCTTCGTATTCTTTTTTATTTAGGATTTCCATTTTTTCTCCCAATTGATATGTATATTATTTAACTTTTTTTGCCTTTCATTACATCCGCAGGATTCATATTTAAGCAAATCTATCACAATTTTATTTACAATCCATTTAATCCCAGTATAGTAAAATATTCTTTCTAATATATCTCCGATTTTCATATTTCTTTTTTAAGTTCTTCAACTACCTTTTGATAAGTGTTATAAATAGTATAATAAGGAATCGTTGTTTTTTTTGCCAAATCTGATATTTTTACACCGCTTTCAATTATATCATAGATTTTTTTATCAAACCAGTACATTTTTTTTAAACTTTCTTGCATCTTTTCATAAATGTTTGAATAGTTATAATCATAATGCTGTGCTATTTGATAAGCTTCTTCATCAAAATTTACTGTTTCTTTCCTTTTTTCTTTTCTTATATGATCAATGAATATAGAATTCAATGTTCTTTGGATAAAAAAAGTGTTTATATCTTCTCCAAAGCTTATATCATTATCAGTTTTTTTTAAATACACAATCATTCTTAAATACATTTCTTGCACAATATCTTCTGCAGTATCGCTATTGCATCCGAATTTTTTTACAATAGAAACCCAAAGTTTATGTTTGTTATATATTTTTTCAATTACAGTTTCCAAATTGTAAAATGTAAGCCAACTATAAAAAATGCAAATGTAATTTGATGAAAAAAATCATCCTCATCAACAGGATCAAAATCAGGTTCTAAATTTGGATTATAATAAACCACGCCAAAAAAAACTCCATATAACGGAATAATTTGTGTATTTATAATATTATTTCCTAATCTAAACTCTATCAAAACGGTAAATTCTCCTGCTCCCTCTTAGGTGGTGCAATCAAATTTACATCATTTATTTTAAAACCTACATTGTTTATAACGCTTTTCATTTCTATTGGAGCATCTATGGGGGTTGGTCTTCCGCCTGTATCTATATCTTTTACCTTTCTTACGTGGATAATTGTTTTCATCCAATCTGATGGGTGTTGTATGTAACGATGAATTACCCAAAAATCGTCCGCCCTATTTACAAACTTCCCACCGCCCTCAACATCTGAAGCCATTGGTGGAATTGGTAAATCTGCATATTGATGATTTGCATTATGCCTTTTTCTTAAGGCTTCTGTTGCAGCGTGAGCGCATAACCATATAGATATGTTGTTTTTTTTACAAAATAAACGCATTTCACTTGTGACTTGATAATCATACTCGTGACCGTTTAACCCTTTATCTAATTTCTTTGCTAAAGAATTATAAGGATCAATAATAAACCCATCATAATTCCAAGCCTTTTTTACAGCCTTTGCAAAATCCCTCAAAGATTTCCAGTCGTATATTTCTTCATTAGAAATAAATTTAAAATGATTATTTACAAAATCGTGTCTACTCTCAAAATCTGTATCAGGTATTTTATTTATAGGCTTGTGTTCTAAAAATTCAATAATTTTTTTTATAAGAGTATATGCATCATTTTCTGCAGAAAAAACAAGCCATTTTGTTTTGTGTTTCAATGTATATAGAACCATCAAAAATAAAACAACTGTTGTTTTTCCCACATTTGCGTGCCCTAATATTACATTTAGATTACCGTGTTTAAAGCGTATAAATTCATCGATTTCTTTAATATCTAATGAAAGACCCTCGATGATTTTTTTACTTCTTATATCACGAATTTTCTGTATTTCATTTTTAAATTCCGAAAGCATTTACCAAAAATAAAAAAACCCCAACATTAAGAATCTCTGTCAGGGTTAAAATCTTTTGAATTAATTTGTTTTTTCTTTTCGTGGTCATTATACGTGAAAAAAAGATTGTCTTTATTGGATAACCACAAATCAACTTTTACTTTCTTATGATTTATTTTATTACCATTTTTATCAGTCCAATTTGCCTCAAAAGCGTATTCTTTTATTTTTTCAAACTCTTCCCTGAAATGATCTAAGTCAATTACAATAGTAGCTTTCAAGTTTTTTGGTTGACTTGCAAGAGGATTATAAACCCTAATCCAATTTGCATATTCGCTATTTAATTCTTTCTTTGAATCCCTTGATAAGTCCATCTGTTAGTTTTAAAGTTAAATCTATTAAATTTTGTTGTTCTGCTTCTGTATTTACATTGTATTTATTTGAAACCTCTTTAAATACAACTTGCATTAAAATCCATTTTGATTGAAAATCTATTTCGCTTCCTGAATTTAATTGTAATTGTTTTTGTAATATTTGAGAATTATATGTCTGATTATCTACATAATTTAATTTAGCTGTTTTTTGTTCTTCATTTTTAACAGTATATTCTATCTCCTCACCAATTTCTTTTTTGAAATTTCCTTTAGAAAGAAACTGATATTTATTCCCATCTGCAAATTCAACATCATATTTGTTGAAAGTATTCGTTCCGTTTGAGTATTGAGGTGGGATAGATGGTTGCACAAATTTAATTTTACCTTTTTTTATTTCCATTTTTTTAGTGTTGGGTTGCTTCTTTATAACTAATTTGATTTACGTCAGATATTTCAATCTGAAGTTTTAATGAATCATTTTCTTTCATTAATTTTTCATTCTCATTTCTAAGTGTTGCATTTTCTATTTTAAGCATTCTAAGCATATCTTCTGTATATGTCATTTGATTGGATTTTTAATTGCTCTTCTATTTAATTCTTGCATAGCATCAAGTTGAAATGACGTTAAATAGTCATCATCCCTCACAATTTTTTGAAGTTCTACATCTGTGTAGTTTTGCCAATAAATTTTTTTGTATTCCATTTTATAATTGTTTTTAAATTCTTTACAAATATATAAAATTTTTTTAATAAAAAAAAGGTAGCTATAAAAAATAACTACCCTTCCCGAAATTTAAAACAATTAAACGATGTCAAGTAACATCTTATCAAAGGTAATTATAATTTTTTACTTGATCTGTGTAATAATTTATTAAATCTTTTAAATCATTATCAGAGAATTTTTGTGTTTTTTTAGATTTTAAATATAATTTTTCACTTAAAGATTTTCCTAAATATAGAGAATATTTATACTGCTGCCCCTGACTCATTACATTGCAGCCATAACATTGTGGAGCAACATTTTCTATATCCCATCTCGTAGCATAAAATCGTCTAGACATAAAATGCCCTGCTTGAATTTTTTTCCAGTGATATAAATTTCCACAAGTGACACATTCACACATTCCATTCGCATCTGCATTTGATAATCTTATAAATTTTGAGAATATTATATCAAGTTTTTTAACAATTGTAGAACGTTTTATTTTTTTAGGCATCTAAATGATTTATCAACAATTTTCCTGTTTGTTCGTCTATGCCTTTTATAAGTTTATAAAGGTATTTACTATCTGATTTCACTTTATTTTTTTCTGTTTTTGTTGAATCAATACCTAAATTTTGATATTGAATGGCATCTAATTCAAGAACAGAATCCACACGATCTCTAATTGAGATGCTAAAATCTTTTACAATATTCTCTGCTAATAAACGGATTCTCATTTCTTCACTCATTTTTTTTGATTTTTAAATTAATTTTTTATTTTATACATATAATATATAATATATAATATAATAATATATAATAATATACTTTATATATAATATACTGTAAGTTATATATAATATGGGGTCATTTTCCCTGACCCATATATTTTTTTTTATAATTTTTTGAAGATTTTAACTTCGATATTTTTTTAGAATGCACACCCTTACGTTTCTTTGATTTACTCCTATATGCTTTATAAGACATTTTAAGCATCCCTGTGCATCTTATTTCCAAAAACCTTCTCTACCCCCCTAGAACCAAAATAACCGCCTATAACAACGCTTAAAAGCCCTGTAATAGAGTCTAGGGGATATCCTAAATACCATCCCACTACATAACTGATTGTTAAAAATGCCAATGTTAAGGGTCTTACATTTTGTGCTAGCCAACTTCCCGACCTTGCATCTGCAACCCATCTGCGGGTTGTTCCGTCTATTTCTGCTCTTTCTAAATCTAATTTTTTTAATGCAACTTCTTTGTCTGCATCTGACATACTTGATCCACCAATAATAGCATTTAAAACACTACCAACAGCAGTATTGTCAGCAATTGCGCCAACTACATCTGGAATTTTCTCAAGCAAAAATCTCCCTACTGCTGTGTCTTTAATTTTCTTTTTAGGCATAAAGTATTACCTACAGTTCTAGTAACTCCAAATTGCGTTGGGTTTATCAGGGTCATTGTCAACGTGGATGAAGGATTTTGCAACTCCGATACGCTTAAACCCTGCAAATATAAGCGCTTCAATAATCGTCCATCTTTCCTTTCCTGAGTTGGCAGAAATATCTGCAGCAAATCCATACATATGGCTACTTCCCTTTGATGTTCTTGTTTTAGGCTTACCCCCAACTTTATCGTTATGCAATTCTGTTCTATATCCTGAATTGATTTTAAAGGGTACCCCTGCATATTTTCTTGCATCATCAAGCATATTAAGGAAGTTTTTATCCATATTAATGCCTGAGTTGGGTAAATCAGGAGAGTCAAATTCATCTAATTTAAAATAAATCATTTTTTTAATTTGTTGATCTCTTCTTTTAAATCCTCAAATTTTTTATCTAAATAATCTGGTATATTGTTTTTGTTCTTATCCGTAAAAAGTCCAAAGGATGTTAAAAGCATCATTATACCACTTATAATCAAAACAATTATAAGTAAAATTGTCAAAGTTTCCATATTAAGAATTAATGTGGCTACCATCACAGTAACCGTTAGCATCCGAAGTGTTGCCACATTGGCATTGTGTATCTTTCATATTATTTATTTTTTGGTGGGTTATTTCTTTCATCAAAATCAATTGCAGCCTTTAGGATTACTTTATCCATAATGTTATCTTGATTTTCAAGCATCTGCTTTTGCAATTGTATTATCATACTTTCTAATCTATCTTTTTCTTTTACAAGCAAGTCAATTTGATTTTCTTTCCTTTCAAGTTGATTTTTAAGCGATTGCACATCATCTGGCTTTGATCCCGTGATACTGCTGATTACCATAGCTATGCTTGCTGCAATCATTCCTATTAATGTGTTTACTATTTGTGCATTCTCTGTAGGTATAGTGTATTTTGTCAAATAGTACAAAATCACAACCACAAGAAAAAACACTATTAATGATCCTACATAGTGCCTTATATCTTTTGCAACGCCATTGCGAGGAATATTCATTTTAACTTATCTTTTATTTGTATTATAGTCCATATTAAAGATGCAATTAAAACAAGCGTAGACAATATCATATTAATATTAATTAGCGAAAACCCTACTGCCATACTATTAATAAAATAAAGTCTTATATTTTCCATTACGCTATAGCTAAATAAATATATGTTTCTCCGTCGTCATTATATTCAACATTTGTCGTTGCTATTGTAAAATCATTTGAATTAAAATTTACATTAAAATTTGAACCACTATCCTCAATACCATTTGAACTTGCTTCCAAAGCTTTATCTCTAGGATTAGATGAGCTTCTGCCACTATCAATGATTTTCCAATCCCCTGTAGAACCTGTTGTTTTTTTTAATAATAAAAAACGTGGTTGAAAACCTGTTGTCACAACATTAGAAGTGCTATTATTTCCTGTGTACGTACCAATTTTTTGATATCCTGCCACGCTATGAAAACAATAGTAAATGTAGTTTTCTGCATTTGTTCTACTTGCAACTGTAAAAACATCTGAAGTAGGTGAAGTATTATTCCAAAAACTAGAATTTGTTGATGGCAAAGCGTCTGTGTCTAAAAAAAGTGCTTTTGTATTTCCTAAAGCAGAAACAAATGTATTCCAACTATCCACATTACTAAAGTTTTTTTCAATAATTAGTTCAGGTGCGACAGTTAGTCCGTGATCTATTGTTGAACTTGATGCACTTGTTGCAGTTGCTTGTACAATACTAAAACCTGAAACTGTATTTGCTGACAACTTTTTTGGTGGGTTTGATCCTGATAAACTTGCACTTGAAGCAACTCCATCAATCATTACACTTCCTGAAGTAGGGCTTGACCCACCGCTATTTGTTGCTGTGGGCGCACCACCTGCTCTCCATACCCAAGCTATATAAGTCGCATTTGTTCCTGAGTTTGCACCACCCGGAGCGCCATTTGCGTTGTTATTTCCGCCAGAATCATCTACAACCGTAAAACCACCAGAACCAAAAGCAGTAACACCGTTTGGTGCTAAGCTTACCCCTGCACCGTTTACATCTGGAGCCAAATATTGACTTGCGCCCCTTATAGAGTCATACGCACCGTGGTTTGTGGTTGTTTCACGAGGCTTGATCCACACCCAATCTGGTCTAAATCCAACGTTTGAAAAAGCTTGTGTTGAACCATTACCTGTATAAGTGTACGGATTAAAATGTTCAGTTCCCACAACGCCCCCTGCATCAGCAGAAATAATTCTTTTACCTAAACCCATTATCTATAATTTGGGAGTTCATAATCAGCAATAGAACTTTTTGTGCTAAGTGCATTTATTTCAGCTTCTTTCGTAGCACATTCTGTTCTTAAATTACTTCTTTCTGTTTTAATGCTTTCTGGTATTGCTTTTCCACCTTCTGCTGCCCTTACCACGTACCAATCAGTTTTGGATAATTCTACTCCATAAATACTTTTTAAATTTTGTATTTTTCCTGTTTTGAGTTGAGCAACTGTTTTGCTATAAGTTCTATTTTTTACAGGATAAGTAAATACTTTGTTATCTTCATCCCACTCAATATCTCCATATTCTTGGCTTGATTTTATAGAAGGTGTCACAACATTATAAAAACCATAAGTTGCAAGTTTTTCATCTGAAAAAGTATCAAATCCACATATTACTGCACCCCAATTTTTAGGCGTACTTGCAAATACCTTTATTTCTCCGCTATCTAATTTTATTGCTTTCATAATTATGGTGTTGTATCAGCTGTTATTTTTCCTACTGAATAATTTACAATTGCTGCGCCATCTGTATCATCTACGCAAACAACTTGAATTAAGTTTTTTTCTGACGTATCAAAATCTGTTGTTCCAATCTTATTAATTGTTGTACTTGAAAAATTTGTTGCAAGGGTTATTGCTGCACTACTCAAAGTTCCTGTCATATGAATATCGATAACCTGACCCAGTTTCATATTCTGAATCGTAAGAGTTGCAGTCGCTACATTCCCTGTAAGCAAAAAAGTTGTTGCTGCAGATGCATCTAAATTTTGACTTCCTGTTGCACTGCTCGTTGCTTTTGCTGTGTAACGGTTTGCAAGTTCTGCGTGATCTATCGCATCATCTGCCATCAAAGCATTTGTTATTGCATTATCTGCTATTAATGCTGAGGTGACAGCATCATCTGCAATTCTTGCTGTTGTTACAAAATCATCTGCATAAATTTCTGTTGTCATTGTATTCACAGATGTAAAGGCGGTGCGGATGGGATCGCCTGTGCCATCGTCCGCTGTCGTTCCTGTGTTAATTGCTATTCTTGCCATATTATAAATTTAAAATTGTGTCTGATCTGCTGTATTTCTTGAATTATCTGCTTTTATTAATGAACTATCAGATGTAAAAACGCTTCCATCAAAATTGAAAGGGTAAATATAACCCCAATAATTCGCTTCATTTACATTTCCTGCATAACAAACTTCATAGGTTTGCCCCCATCCAATGTCATTTCTTCCGTACCAATCTGTTATCGGTGCTGGCATAATTTACTTTTTTTAAATAACGCTCTAACTTAATAACGTTTTTTTTCTTCGGTTTAAAGTTTTTCATAACACCCATCCGTGAAAAAGTGCATCTTTATCAGGATAAACGTCCTCATTGTTATTTGTATTATATTCCGGATAACTGCTTATATTGAATGTTATAAAGTCAATAAATCTTCTTGTGTAATATTCTGCAAAGTCCCTTTGCTTATTTACTAGATAATCTATTTCTGTTTTATCAACAGTCTCTGAATTTTCACTTGTATGTTTAAAAACACCCCCATTCTTTATTTTATATGCAGCAAAGGGCAAATAATCTGCCATTGCATAATGTATTAACATAGGCTGAATATAACTGTTAACAAGCGTTAAATATGCGCCTGAAAGGTTACTTGCTACAATATCAGCACTAATTTTATTATATAAATCCGTTCCTAAATAATTTTGTATATGAATCTGCTGTGCAAGTTTGATAAACTGGATAAAAGTATCAGTATCAACGTTTCCATCAATGATTGAATTTTTAACTAAATCTGTCCTTGAAATAAATAATGCTGTTGCCATAATATTTTATTTTGGTAAAAACCCTTTGTTCGGCATATCTTTAGGCTTCATTGCAACCTCTTTAGGATTTCTAACTCTATATCCTTCTCTTTCACTTTTATTTGTGGATATATTGGATTTTTCTTTTGCAATGCTTTTATCAAAAATGCCTTTATATGTCTGTCGGAGCCATTTATGATGACACGATCCTCCGCCTTTGTATTTCCAAATTGAATAAGTGTTAGCACCTCTCGGTCCCCATCCTGCATTTACAACCCGCTCACCCATTTTTATAATATCTTCTTTTCTATATAATTTATTTGCAGCTATCATTTTCTTACAGAAATCCCTAGAAACATTTTTGCCATCTCTCATCGTTGCTTTAAGTGGGCTATATCTATAACGCACCCTATATTGAACACCATCAATTTCTTTATCTTGTTTAGATTTCCTATTAGGCAATGCTTGACCAACAGAAGCCAAACCGATCATTTTATCTAGCTTTTCTTCCATTTCATAATTTACTTCCATTTCATCAACAAGCTCCCAATCAGCATAATCATCATCCGATTCACCAAGCGCAATTAAATCATCTGCAACATCATTTAAATTATGTTCTTTGCAGGGCATATACCAAGTCTGTCCTTCATAATCGTGCGTATGAAATCCTTCACAACCTAAATCCTTTGCAATTTCTTCTGCTTTTTCTTGTGTAGAATAAGCCAATCTATCATCTATTATTGCAACATCTTCAGAAACCTTTTGAGATGCCATTTTTACTCCTGTCTCTTCTTCTTTTGTTTCTTCATCATCTACATTTTCAAGATCAGTAAATTCTAAAGGCTGAAGTGTTTTAAAATACAACCTCAAAGAAATATCATTAAAAGCAAGTATTTGATTAAAAGCTTCAATTAATAAATTTTGAAATGGTTTCACAACAATATTATCTGTTAGAATAGAAGCTGTTTTTAATTCATCAGCATTATTTCCTAAGCCTGTTTGATCTTTGATACCAAATAGCATTGGACTTACAATTCTGTGACTCACTAATACTTTCCTTGCAGATTCATTTGATAAAAATTCATACTGTGAATGCGCATCTGATAATTGCACAGGCTCAATACTTGCTTGAGTATCTGTGTTATCATTAAAAGAAAGAATGAATTTTCCTGAATTAGAAGTGCCACTAAATTTTTCATAAATACGATTTTCAATTAATTGCCTTTCTTCCTCATTCGGTATGCCATTGTTGAAATTCAGTAGCATACTAGGTGCAAGACCATTTTTAATATTATTCAAATGATAATTTGCAATCTCTTCTTCTAATTCTGCATATTGTAGACCGCCTTGGTAATCTACAGGTGAATAGTAATAAAATCCTGCACGATACGGCTTCACACAATAAATTTCTATTGCTTCATTTGATTTGCCAAAAGCAGGGATTCTCTCAGGCTGTTCGCTTGGTTTGATTTTTTTCCAATCAGGATGATAATAATAATCATTTATTTCACCATCATCAGCTTTTCCCATCCTTAAAGTTTCTATAGGAAAATGCTCAACTTTAGCAATGCTTTTCCTGTCTTTAGAATATATTATTTGCATAGCACATTGCCCCATAAGTTTTAAATCTAAAACTAATTTTCTAACACAATTTGCAGTAAATAAAGTTTTCATCTTCGCATAAGCATCTGGCTTTTCTGCGCTGTTAGTTGCATCTAAACCCTTGCCATATATCATTTCTGATAAACCATTGATTATTGCATTATTTGTAGGGCTGCCATTATATCTGCCTATCAGATAACTGTAATAATCATTATCCTCACCATATCTCACCCAATCTTTCTGCCTTTCTTCAGTGATTTTAGGCGTTGTGTAGTTTGATAGATTTACAACTCTGATATCATTCATAATACTATAAAGTCATTGTCAAAAGATGTGTCAGTTGTAAACACACCATTATTTATTTTATAATAATCATTATTTGCCTGATTTACCGTTTGAGCAGTACAAAAAACTTTATCCTTATAAATTACATTACTGCCATCCAAGATTGTGAGATCATAATATCTGCCTTCTTTTAAAGATAATGCTTGGCTTATTTGCAAATAATTTTTATCAGTACTTGCCGACACGCTATAAGAAACCTCCGTATTTGCTGTATCATCACGCAATTTCATCGTAGCTGACGTGACGTAATTCCTAGGTATGATTTTTATTGTTTGCGCACTTGCTGTTGTAGAAAGTATCATCATACTAATATAACGTAAATTTTAAATCTTTTGAAAAAAAAAGGAGCACGAATGCTCCCCTTAAAACCCCTTCTTTATAAATTAAGAGTTTGTGCCTTCCGTTATTGTAACACTTGTTGTCATTCCTGCAAATGGATTTGCTCCTGTTGCTCCTTCTAAAAAGTTTGCAGGTTGCAATTCTTGTGCGTTGAATGTCAGGGTATATCCGCTTAAATCAGCCATAGCTGCACCAGTTACAATTGTGCCACCATTTACATCACTTCCGTGCTCTCTGCCCATTACAAAAGCGTTATCATTATAATCTTGAACCACAATCACAGGTCGAGAAAAAGATATCAGTTTAATTTCTTTATGATCTTGAACTGTTAATTTATGTAGTGTTAAATTCAATGTTTGATCGAAAAACGTTGTTCCATTTTCTCTTGAAGATGTTATTGCTTGTTCAAAACTACTATTGCCTTTTACTTCATATTTAAAAGCTGTCACACCCCCACCTGCAGATGTTTGCAAATCTTCAATCACATCAGTATCTGTACTATCAAATGTTGCGGTTGCAGGATGTTCTATAAAAAACACCGCTTTTATGCCACCTACCGAATCCTTGCACGGTTCCTTACGTCCTTTTGTTAAATTACACGCCATAGTCTTCTTATTAAAAAAGGGTAGGCAGGTTCAAACCACACCCACCCCTTATGTTATTAAATACTCTTAGTTAGCTGAATTTGTAATTCCATAAGTAACAATATCTTCAATATTTCCATATTGTGATCCTGCACTAAATCGCATTACAATTCTTACATTCTGCGAGCCATCGATGTCTGCCATATCAATCACTTTCACCTCGTTTGTATCCGCCATCAAGCCTGTGCCAAAGTAAAGGTTGGATTTTTCTGCAGCCACGGCTGTATTGTCAGAAAGGCCAGGTGCTCTAAATATTTTAATACCATCAAACATATCAATATTAATATCTTGATTTGGCCCTAAATCTCTTACACCTGCAGCACCTACGTTACTTGCAAAACCCCCAAGCGCTCTTTTATACGCTTGAAATATATTTGTTGCAACATATATATGTAAATCCTCTTTATATAAAACTGCTGAAGGTATCGCATCAACGATACTGCCTAGCTGCCCAACTACATTGCTCGAAGTCACCGTTGTGCCACTTACTTCTTGTCCTGTTGGCAAACCTGCATCAACTGCAATTTGAGTTGTTAATCCATCAAACTCTCCATTTGTTGCTGTTGTTCCTCTCCAAAGATTCTGCTCAGTTTTTTCTGCAACTTTTGCTGAAACGTGACCAATCAAGAAATCTGCAAATTTTGGGGGTAGAGAATCAAAGGCGCTAAAACCCATTGACGCTGCTTCCCAATCTGAACGAAAATCATCCTTACACAATTGAAGGTTTACTTGCTGAAATTCTGGTTGTAAAATACGCTCGGTAATCGTTACCGTTGACGTAGGATCGAAGTCGCACGTAGCGTCCTTAATTATTGCGTTTGTATCTACTTTTTTAATTACTTCCTTAAACTTTACGTTTTGCTTTATTGTTACCCCACCTGAATCAAGTGTGATTCCTGAAAGCAAAGCAGGGGAGATGTATTCACCTGCAAACTCGCCCGCATACGTAGTTGTTATTGAATTTGTTGTTGCCATTTTTTATAAATTTTATCCTGTTGCTGTTATTCCACCACTTGTTAATGCGTTTCCAAATACGTAGTAATTTGTACCATCAGACCAAATATCCACAAAGTCACCAAGATTTGAACTTCCGTGAACGAAATTTATCTGATCAGCTGCATCTACGTCTACAACGGCCCCAGCTACAATTAAACTTCCTTCCATTTTATCTGCAGTACCACCTGCGATTACTGTATTAGCAGTATCCATTGCACCTGTTGTCACAAATCTTGCGTTAAATCCTGCTTTTGGTGCAGGTAAGGTAACTGTACCACCGCTACCACTCACTTTAAAAACCTTTCCACTATCGGCACTTGTCAAAGAAGAGCCAACTGTGATCGCCTCATATTTTGGAAAAATACGCGTGACGTCATTTGAAATTGTTGTTGTTGTTGCCATTTTTAATTATTAATTTTTGATATTCTTGCCATTACCCTATCCAAAGTTGTTAATGATCTGTTTTGTGAATGAAGAACTTGCTTAACAGCAGGTTTGCTTTCTGGAGAATGTTTGATAGCAGTTGCAGCAGGTTTTGATAACTCTTCTTTAAGTTCCTCAACCTCTTCAGTTACTTTTGCCATTTCCTTTTTCTCTTCTTTTTGATCCATCATTTTTTCGACCATCATTTTAATTTCCTTGACATCTTTTTCAAGTCTGTCAACATCTTCTTTTTTTGCGTACTGCATTTCCTCTTTTTTGTCTTCGTTTTCTTCTAAAACTTGTTCAGTACTTAAAGTTTGATCTTCCATACTATTTTCTTCTTTTTGATTAATTTCTTTGATTTCATCAATTATACCTTCGTCTATTACAACGAGTTTTTTTCCTTCAGCTAAATCATACAATCCTTCTGGTAAAGGTACTTTTTCCTCATCTTCGTTTTTTATAAAGACTTCATTCCCTTTGGTGAATTCCTCAGCTTCAAGTATAGTGCCATTTGCAAGTTCAATCTCCTCAAGCGTGACCTGCATTCCTAATAGAGTTTTTAACTTCTCTAAGATATCCGTTGATTGATTCATATTATAATAACGTATTTTAAATTAAATTTTGCATTTTATGTTCCATCTCCTGTTACATTTCCTATCCCTTGGCTAAAATAACTTTCACCACAACATCTACGTCTGTATTTTCCATCCCTACACAAACACCCTCTTTTTTTTGAAAATGGTATAGGCGTTCTTCTATCTGCTCTTTTCATATTATTTTTTATTTAAAGGTGATTTAGGATGTTTAGCAGGTAATAAATCATAATCACCTGTATATTTTGGGTTTTGAGGTCTTCCATTTTTTACCAAATACAAAAACGCATTTACCCTAGCAAATGCCCATTGGGATGCAGAAGAAACCCTCGGTGATCTTGATACATTAAATGCACCTAAACCCCTTTGAAATACTGCTTTTAATTTTCCTACAGTTACTCCATAGCCTCTTTTTTCTTTATAACGTTCGTTAAAGTCATCTGATTTTTTTTGTAAGGTTGCCTCATCTTTTTTAGAAACTTTTGCACCCCTTCCTGTTGATGCATCACCTTTTGCTGTGCCTTTGCCTTTTGGGTTTGGGTTTGGTGTTCCTGATTTTGGTGCTTTAGGGCTTTTTTTAATACCACCCCTTTTTCCTACTTCTGCCATTTTAACACAATTAGGAACCTTCTTGCCATTTTTCATCTTAAAACCTACCATCTCGTAACCATCGTAGCAAGGTGCTTTTAAATCAACATCTTCTGCTATACCTTCAAATTTTTTGATAGTACTTTCTGCCCAATTTTTTGCAGATTTCCCACCCCATAATAAATAGCTTATATAACCGCAAGTTGTTGGATCACCTTCATCGTAGTATTTTTCTGCCCTTGACAAAAACGAGAACATTCTTTTTATTGTGGATTCACTAACAGGTCTACCTGCTGCCAAATCTGCACCACGAATTTTCCCCACTTGAGTTGCGCATTTATTTCCTTGTTTTTTATTCAACTCCATTCCTCTCTTTGCATTATTCCTTACTGCTTGTGGGTAATCAGAATAAGTTTGCATTTCAATAGTCTTGCCTTTCTTATATCTTTTATCTTTTTTTATAATAGCCTTTGCAGTTGATAAAATATATTCTGCTTCTTCATCTTCAATTCTTTTTAATTCATCAATCACAGGGTCTTTCTTTTCAACAGCATCTATAAAATAACCTTCAATAGAAAAGCCTTTTACTTTTCCTGTCTTTACCCAGTTATTCCAAATATCATCATTATCAACTTTTACTGCTCCCATCCAAGTCCCCAATGGTACTTCCATTCCATAAAAAGCACTTTTATCTTTTTCTTTATCCTCAACAATCCAAGATTCAACTAGAGTTAATCCTTCTATTTCTTTTTTATGCTCTAAAGTGCTATTTGATTGATTACCTTCTTTTAAAAAAAGCTGAGATGCTTTTCTAACAGTTTCCCTTGAGAAGTAAATATAGTATTCGTTGTCCTCTTGTTTTCTGTATATAGGCTTATTAGGTGTCAGAAGTGCGCCCACCAATATTTTTTTGTCTTTATCTACTTCTGCAAATTTCACTTC